CTATGTGTTTTTCTTGTCCTATTAATTTTGTAATAACTTTCTCCAATAAATTTTTAGGTGCTTTATTTTTTGGTAAAAAATTATAAATAGGAAAGTTTTTAGGACCCACCTTGTTAATCATATAATCAACTAACATTTTATATTCTTTTTCAGGTAATACATTTTCTGACGATTTAATGTGTGACAGGTCCATTTAGTTTTCTCCAGGTGCTTGGGCTTGGCAATAAATATTCAGTTTTATGTCCTCCCTCAGCAGTTATAACAATATCGCCTGAAATAGATATTCTAGCAACATCTGTTTCTGCCATTTCTTCTGTACCATGCTCTACATGACTAGGAAACATTATAAATAAACCTGTTTTTGGCTTAATTTTTAAACTTCTATAGTTATCAGCATTCCAAATTTTAGATTCTGGAACACGTAACCCTTGCGCTGGTTCATAAAAAGTTATCGGAGAATGTATTTCTTCGTCAGCTTGTACATAATAAACAAAACTATAATGACTAGCCACGTGTTTATGTGTAGCTATAAATTGTTTTTGTTTAGTGTATGTTGCCCATGCTTTACTTATGTAGTACTCAGCTTTTTGAAAAGCCATGTTACTAAAATACTGAAGAATGGAGGCTGTTATTTCTTGAAACAATCCTTGAAATCGATCATCTAAATGTAAATCATCTAAACCAAAAGGTGTTTTATCAGACGTAAACGAATAGTTAGGATCATCAAATTCTGGTGGCAAACCTTCCTGTATTATTTCTGATAAAGCGTCATTATCAATACTAGGATTAGTTAAATTATCCATACCCAGTAAATAACCAAAAGATCTATTTACTCTCATATGCTTTCACCTGATTTTAGCCAACGAGGCTCTATACCGCCTTCGATGTTTTCTCTACATTGATAAGCTGGCAACATAACCCAACCCTCACATTCACATTGAGGACAATCTACTTGTTTACCTTGTATTCTAATATAGCCATTGCCCTTACAACGAGGGCAAATAGCTTTAACGTCGTGATTTCCCGTTAGATCTACCATTTTTTTTCTTTCTCTCTTTAGTTAGTAGGTATTCAATCACTTTTTGTACACTTACAGGCACTTCAAAGCGACTTTTAGCCATTTCTAGTAACTCATTGTGAGTATTAGTAGAAACGGATACAGATTTAAATTTACTTATATCTGGCATTTTTCTCTCCTTGTTATTAACATATTATATGGGATTATATATAGCAATTATTATATTTGACAAGAGAATAATTTAAATTATTATGTAGAAATCTTCTCACCTTCATATGTCGGTAACTTTTTCTTAGTTGCCGGCATTATTCAATAAATAGCTGTATATCTAGCCCTGTTTTATCTACAAATTCTCTTTGCTTTTTAGATAAAACCCGGTTTATCCTGGTAGATTTGTCGGTCCATCCTGGTGGACAGTTTTTTCTAACTGATTTTGTTTTGACATCCACCAAATACACGGTCCCCGAGTCTGGATCCACTGCTACTAGATCAAAGGGACATTGAGGATCTACACTTTTAGATACATACATTCCCATTTCGGTCATAGCAGCTATGGCTCTGTGTTCTAGCGCTGCGCCTTTTGCGCATTTGCTAATTTCTTTTGAGTGTGTACGCATCTTCTAAATAATTAAAAGTGACCTTCCCGTTTACGTGCTGAGTGTGTTTTGTTTTACAAGTCATACATTGGTAAACTCTTTTTTCGTCTTTAGTTACCAATCGTACAAAAGGAACATAGCTGTTGCAACTATCACACACCCCTAGTGTTATTTCTACTGGATCGTCGCTAGTGTATGTCACCCCAGTTTTCTCCTTTTTCGTAATCTACTTTGTTCGGGACCTGTAGCTCAACCGCTTGCTCCATAATATTAGTAATCTTTTCTGACTCCTGTACGCTTGCCACTGAGATATCAAGTTCATCATGAATTTGTATATGGGGAATCACCCCCTCTCTGTACAAGGCCAACATTGACATTTTTGTCATGTCCGCAGCTGATCCTTGGATCAACTTGTTCAAAGCTTTGTACGTGAACGCGCGTTTAATCCCCGGTCCGTGCTCCCTTAAAGCATCGGCGTGGTTCAATGGTTTCTTAATACCGAAACCATGGGGCTCCCACATGTCGAAGTGGCATAACCTGCCACCAATAGTTCTTATCTTACCGCTGTCGTCTGCTCTTCTACTTACAGCTTCTGACAACATCTTAACAAACGGTGCCTTTTGATGATACGTTTTTAATAGTTTCTCAGCTGCATCTTTCATCAGCCCTAATTCTGCCATAAGTTTATTCTTACCCATGCCATACATAATACCTAAATTAATCGTCTTTGCTTGTTTACGTTCGATGCCGGCCATGTCTGCAATCATCTGGTGAAAGTCTGCACTGCCGTCGTTGTATGCATCAACAATTGAATCAGTTCCTTCTAGTCTCATTAATGATGCAAAGTGTACTAGAATTCTTGGTTCCTGTTGACTGTAGTCAAAGCAACCCCACTTACATCCCTTCTCCGGTACAAATATAGATCTAATCATCGGTCCCAGCTCCTTGTGTCGTGCTGGTATCTGCTGGAGGTTTGGATTAGCATAACTAAATCTGCCTGTAACAGTACCACCTTGGTCAGATCTAATCTGATTTATATCAGCATGAATACGTCCATTGTGTTCGTGTTTTAATATTGTATCAATAAATGTTGTGTTGGCTTTATTGATCTCTCTTGCGCTATTAATTAACTTAGGTAGTTCTGCTGGATGTGTGGCTAAGAAATTTTTTGTAAATGATGGTGCACCCTTATCTGTTCTATCATAAGGTAGTTTCATTTTATCAAATGCTTTTGCAATTGATGCAGCAGCCCATAGTTCTACGTCAAAACCAACCATCTTCGCAATGTCAGCATGTAATCTCTTTTCTTCTTGAGATAAATTATCTTTAATTGAATGAGCTACCTCTAGGTCAACTCTTACACCTTTAAATTTCATATCAACCAGACATGGAAACAAATTAGTTTCTAAATTAAATACATCCCACAGATCTTGTTTTGAAATTTCATGTCGTAAAGCACCCCATAGTTTTAATGTGATTTCTGCATCTTTCTCTGCATACTCACCAACAAATGGTGCAGGTAGTCTCCACATCTCTGCTTTAGGATTGACACCCCAATCTTTTGCGGCCTCTTGTAATAACTTCTCACTCTTTCCTACTTGTATGTACTGCTTTGCAACAGAGTCTAGTGTGTAACTGTATCTGTTCTCATCAATCAAACTTGCAGCAATCATTGTATCAATAATCCCACCATTAATATAAAAACCAAGTGAACGTATCCAGGATACATCATACATCGCATTATGAAATATCTTAGTAGCTTCAGTATGTAGTACTTCTTCAAACCAATCTAAAACAATTGCGCGATCCATGTTCCCACCACCTTCATGCGCGATAGGAAAATAGCCGGACCAGCCTTCGACCGCGACTGCTATGCCGACTATCTCCCCGTCTCTTCTTACCGAACCTGATCCCATCGTTATCAGGTTTGGATCTCGTGTCTCTAAGTCTATTGCTATTTCTTTATGCTGACTTAGGTCTGGTAGGTTCGTAGGAGGAACCCACTCAGTTTCTGGAGTAAACATAGGGGCTTGTAATGGCCTCATTTATACTCCTCTTTTAACTTGTTTAAAAACCAAATGGCTTTGTCTAAATCTTCTATAGGCTTGCCCTTATGTTCATGGCGCCAGATATATTTTATAGCTGACCCTTGTAGATAATATTTAAACCCATCACCTTGACATGACTTGATTGCATCTATGCAACCAATATCGCCTTTGTTGTAGTGTGATGGAAAATTAACTGGATCGTGTTTTTTCATAGCACGTATGCCCTTTCATAATTTTTTGGTTCTAAAATATGTAATGAGTTTTTTGCTCTTGTTACAGCCACATAAAATAACCTGTGTAATTCATCTGGGTCCATATCATTGTGGTCCAAAGCAGACTTAGTAATATCAGGAAGAACGAGTACATTATCAGCTTCACCTCCTTTAGCTCCATGTATTGTTGATAGTGTTATTCTTGGTTGTTGTGTAATCTTTTCGCTATTAGCTAACATATTTCTAATATAGTTTTCTGTGTCTGTATCCAATCCATCAAACGCTTTATACCAAACGGCTTCCGTTAACAATCCATGGTCCGCGCTGCATTCTTCAATACTATATCCACCCTCTTCATTCTCATCCATTGTCTTACCTGTACGATACCCTTTTGTTACATTTTCGCCAAGATAAGAATATATATTTTTTATAGATGCGACCGGCAAATATTGCTCACCATGTCTCCATTTCTCCCAAGTTTGTATAGCTAGTAATAAATCTAATTTGATAGAGTTTCTATGTTTATGAGAATAGTACCAACCTTGTAACTCACACAATTCTTTTATGTCATCAAGAAAATGGTTGGCGGAGGAAAGCACCAACCACTCTCCATGCGACATGTCAACTTGTGTAACATCTGAATACCTAGTAAGATCACCTTGCTCCTGTCGAGGAACATAATCTTTGTCGTATCTATTTGATACATGTCTAATTATTTGTTGTGATAATTCGTGTATGGGACCACCAGGAATACGATACGATTGATTCAATGTATCTATGTGATCTACTTCGTCCTTAAGAGCGATAAAAGTATCAACATCAGCACCAGCCCATCTAAATATAGCCTGATCATCGTCCCCTGCAATGTAGGTCTTGTCTGCTTTCTTCCAAAGAGCCCTGACCATTCGCCACTGCAAAGGTGAGAGGTCCTGTGCTTCGTCAATAAATAATACGTCAAAAGATGGCGAAACATCTTGTTTAATAAATCGTTCCAGCATGTCATCATAGTCTACTAAACCCTTCTCTTGCTTATATTTTTTAAGTTCTCTATCTAAAAGATATAATAAATCTCTTTCTATGTCTAAGCTATGTCTACAATTATCGTACTCTTTTAAAACGTCAATCTCTTTAACTCTAGCTCTATTTATAATGCGTAAATACTCGTTGTCTGAATTAAAAACCCCGTCTGTATCATTGTGCCATGCAGTTTTAATGGGTATGCCACATTTCAAACCAAACTCTCTGTAGTCTGCTGTCTTCATTACTTGTTCTTTTTTAATACCTAATGTTCTAAAGGCCAGTGAATGCAATGTCCTGAAAAAAGGAATGTCGTCTTTATCTATCAGAAATTTTTCTTCTGCTCTGCTCTGTGCTTCGTAAGCAGCTTTACGTGTAAAAGAAAAGTAACCTATCTTTTTTATATCTGTACCCGCACGTAGAAACTGTTCTACTAAATTCAATAGCGTAGTAGTCTTACCTGTGCCTGGTGGTCCTAGTATTATAGTCTTCATTTTGTATTATTTGTTAACCAATCAATTAAACCTTGCTCTAAAAAATAAGGTGTATTGCCTATACGAATATATGGGACTACAAATGTGCCACGCCTAATTTTTCTTCGCAAAGTATCTTGTTCAAACCCTCTTGAAATACCTCTATCCTCCATCCAATCTCTTACCTTAGCTATGTGAACGTAATTCATTTATTTTCCTGCCACAATCTAGAATTTAAATAAGAAAAAAATTTATCTTCTTCCTCTAGATCCTCTATCTCGTATGCTACCGCATGTGTATAATCATCTTTCATAGCTTCGTATCTATGGTTGCCATCAATTAATTTACGAACATAAGTTTTATCTTCCTTAGTAACAACTAGTGGACATAACAAACCATGCTTTTTTATATCTTCTTTTAGTTCACCTATAAAAAATTTGTTTGTGTATGGCTGTGGTCTTTTTAACAACAACAAATCAACCGTAACAATTCTTTTAGGAAATAAAATTAATTTAGGTATTGCTATCTTCATCCTACAAAACCTCCACCACTAAACATTCTATTCATACTTAATTGATCTGGTTCTTTTTTCTTCTTTT